AGACACAGCGCCTTCGTAGAAGCTCTTGCGAATTACATCAGCCCACTGCACCAACTTGTCAGCAAAATCTTTAGCTTCAATACCATTCTCAGCAAAGACATTGTTGATGATCTTCTGTTCGACCTTAAGAGCGGGATACTCTTGCTCAAACGTGATAGAGAAACGCTCAAGAAAAGCTTCGTTCATCACGTTGGTACCGATGAAGCGACCATCATCAGAACCCTTACCCTTCGTGTTCGCAGTGGCGACAATCGTGAAGCCAACAGCAGGAAACACGACCTTGTTGATCTTCTTGACGTAGACAGACTTACCTTCAAGGATCGGCTGAAGACACATAAGTTTCGCATCACCAAGATCGACTTCATCAAGAAGAAGAACAGAGCCACGTTCCATCGCAACAAGAACCGGACCATTCTGCCAGACAGTCTTACCTTCAAGAAGACGGAAACCACCGATCAGATCATCTTCATCGGTCTCTTTCGTGATATTGGCGCGAACCAATTCACGACCTTCATTGGCGCAAATCTGTTCAATCATCATCGTCTTACCGTTGCCAGAAAGACCAGTCACATAAGTCGGATAGAACCGCTTAGAGCGAATGATCGAACGAATGTCATTGAAGTGACCAAACGGAACGTAACCAGTCGCCTTCGCCGGCACAAGATTGATGTTTGCAGTTGTAGAGTGAAGATTAGCGATAGTCATCTCTTCAACATTGGACACAACAGGAATGGAAGAAGACTTTCCAACAGCGTCAGCAGGTTTGGACGAAACTGCACCAGACAGAGAGTAGACACCACGGTCAACGCGGAGAGACTTGTCGCAAACGAGCCAACCGGGCCACTTTATATCATTCTTCTCACAGACTTCTACAATCTGTGCGCGAGTGATTGTGTTAAGTTCACCAAACATCGTTTCGACTGCATTCAGAAAAGCACTACGATCAGAAGTACGAGACATAAGAGATGTTCCTTTCTCAGTTACAAAGAGATAATACAGGAAGTAGGGGTTAATGTCAAGCAGCGATTTTCTTGATGAACCGCTGAAGAAGAACACGATTTACCGACTTCTTTTCTGCGAAAGACAGAAAAGCTTTGGCAATCTTCGCCTTGCTCATGCCCTTGTCAATGACCAGATTGTTGGTCTTGATGTTCAAGCTACCAGCACGAAGAATGTAGTATTCATCGTAGCCGGAATTCGTGACTGTGACAAAACCAAGTTCTTCAAAACTCTTCTTCGCTTCTTTGGCAAACTTGTCATCATAGTTGTAGCCGTAGAAGCTGTGCATCATAGTACGGAAACCTTCACCATAGACATAGAAGCCAATCAGATTGCAGTTGGTACGTTCTTTCAGTACACGAAGCAATGTAGCAGTGGTTTCTTTCGTTGAATAAAAACTACCACCATAAGATGAACCAAGATTGAAATCTTTCTTGGTAATTTCATCTTGAAGAATGAACTTGCTAGTCTTGGGGCTGAAATGAGGTTGATTATGCAAAGAACAACCATCGGACTCACCATCAGTAAGAAAGACCGTATTAACAACCTGAACTTTGGTGCGGTTCTTGAAAGCATTCACTACAAGATCAGCAACCATAATCGCATCATTCAAAGGAGTAGAACCCAATGAATCGGTACGAATATGAGCACCACAAGCGAAAGACCAGAGATTGAAAAACGCGGTGTTCATTTCAGCAGAATTCATCCGAGAAGAAAGAATGTTGCGAAGCTTGAACGGACGCAAGTCAAGATCGGTCTTTTTGTATACACAAAAGTTCTTATTGAAGTTATCAGACTGATTGATCGAACGGAACGAGTAGACTTCAAAAGGAATCTGCACTCGCTTGCAGAACCAAACCAGTGAGAACATCTGCTTCAAAGTATTCTTAAGATGATGTTCCATAGAACCAGACCAATCAACAAACATCACGAAGCCGTGATTTTTACCTTCTGATACAGTGGTGATACGGCGGAAGAGATCGTCGTTATACTTGTAAGAGTGAAGCTTGTTCATATCAATGGCACCAGTCTTACCAGTAGCAGTGCGGCGATATTCATCGGCAGACTTACGCATTTCAAATTCTTTGACCATGTAAGAGATGGTCGCATTTTCAGAAACACGGAAAGCATTCAGTTCTTCACGCACTGACATCAACCAAGCAGAACCTGCACAAGCAGCAAGAGATGAACTCATCTGCTTGTGAACAATCTTGTAGTCATCAACAATGTCATTGATATTGCTCGGACGAGGAATAGTCACATAAACGTAGTTGATATTAGAATTTGCAAGAAGTTCTTCCTGCTTCTTCTGCCAAGCTTTTTCAGTCTCAGGAGATTCGACTTCATCAACGTAGCTCTCTTTCGAAGAGCCAGCATTAATGTCACCATCAGTGTCACCGAATGCATCTGGAGATGCATCCTCATCGGAATCTTCATCATCATCAGCTTCTTCATCAGAAGCACCATTCGAAGAATAAGCTTCTTCATCTTCATCAGTATCAGAACCGCTGCTGAAATTACCTTCGAAATCTTCGTCAAAGTCAATTTCAATTTCAACATCAGCATCAGCATCACCAGGTTCTTCCTGATTTTCAGACTGAGAAGTTTTGCTGAAGTTATATACATCTTCAACAAGAGTGTAGACTTCTTCAACAGTCTCAGCATTTTCAATGCGAGAGATGAAAGCCTTCTCTTCATTCGAAAACCGAATACCAGAGAGCGCACCACCCTTGAAGTAGATGTTGATACGATCAATGAAAGTCATCGAATTAACGTCACGCGAAGCAGTACCGAAAAAATCTTTTTCGATCAGTTCAGCATAACCCTTGATGTAGTCGCGGCGAGAGCCGGGATAGCGGCGCTTCTGACGCTTGTCAATTCGAGCATCTTCAATAACGTTGAAGAAATCTTTGACAACAGCGACACGAGCATTAAGCTTCTTAGAGATAGCTTCAATGTCATCAAGAAACATAGGAGTGTCGAGAGCATGTCCGACCTCATGAATGACAAGCATGTCATAGAGAGGCTTAGACATTTCGCGCCAGACGGGCAGAATAAGAACGCGGTTCTTAACATCAAACATCGCAGTCTTTGCAGATGCTTGATGCTGAACAGTGATGTTTTCCATGGCCAGCAGCTTTGCAAGCTGGCTCTGGGCTTCGTGAGATACTGTATGTGCAAGAGTGTTTGTCATGTGAGTGAATATACAGGAGTTGGTTCGTATTGCAAGCCATTTCCAAAAAAAAGTTTTATGTTGGATTACAGTGGTTTAGCACGTAATATGACTGGAAGTTGTAGTTTTTTATCGACCAACTTGGTTCAGATAGCGTTCTTTTGTCTCTTCCCAAGAAATGTAGCTTAGGTCGTCATAGAACAAAGTCTCGTTGGTCATACGATTTTGTTCGATTAAAGAGCGAAGCCTCTTTGCTGCATACTTCTCTTTCCAAAGTTTGGTCAGATATTCATATGATGTATCAAAAGACTTCTTCAGTTCACTCTCTTTGATATCACCCCTCAAAAACTCACAACCATTCTCATAGAGCAATGAGAAGTAAATACCTCTCTGATGCGCCGTAGAAACCACATCTTTAGGAATAGAGAGTTTTGAATATGCAAACACTCTAGATCTATTTCTATGGTCTCTCTTGTAAGGCTGACCTGATGGATTCTTTGCGATGTACCATTCAAAATACTTGCGCGTATAATTCTTCTTCAGCCAGTCGAGTAGAAGCTTCTCCGTATCTTTTGTAACTTCATATGAAATTGACCCAGCAGAATAACCCATCTTCTTCCAGTGCTTCAAATTATCATACTGACTTAGACCACCAAGCTTGTCTTTACCATAGAGTGATGTGGTAGAGACACCTACTAGTCTGTCACCATAGAGTTCTTTCCATCTATTCTGCACTTCATCTGAAATAGAAAGAAGAGCCATAAGTTTTCCACCAACAGCATTGAAGCCAAGCGGCTGCAATGGTACTAGTGTAGAACCTACTGCTGTGAAGTTAATCATATGACCTTGTGTCTTCTTCTCTCTCGACCAACCAATGAACTGGTCTCTAGGAGTCAGATCAAGATAGTCTGAAGACACGCAGATGACACCAAGATACTTACCTGTTACATTATCCTGAACAATGTAATTCAGATTACGACCAATGTTAGAAGAGTTCTTCATTGTCGAAGTGAATGTTCTGATAGTATTCCATACGCGAGATAGCTCAGGATTCTTGCCTGTATAAACCAAGACTGGTTCAAGCTTCATGTAGTCTTCTGTCGTTTCAGGTCTCCAGATATTGTTCTTGATATTCTTGATGTATTGCTCATCATCAATATTGACGAGTTGCTTTTCAACACCAAAAAGAGTTGAAACTTCATGAGAAGGATACTCTCGTTGGAATTCACACCACTTCTGATAAAGGGTGTACTCACCAACTGTCATCTGAGACACTTCAGAAAGCTCTGAAATCAGCTTCTGTTTTAGCTCATCGTCTCCTAGACATTCAATTTCGCTAGTATCATTACTTGCAATCCACTCATCCCATTGAGCTTCAAGCAATGGGTCTACAGTCTTAGCTTCTTCTTTAATCACAATTTCATCCGTCATGCTAACCTGCTAAAATTTTTGTGCTTTTCAAAACGATAGACTTTATCGAACTTATCTAACAGTTGATCCTGTTTGTGTGAAATTATATAGATGTTAGTATCATCTGTCAAAGTTTTAATGATATTGAGGAATTCATCAGTACCATTTGCATCAAGACTTCCGTCTAGAATTTCATCTAGTATCAGCAGATTTGTATTGATGCTGTTCTTCATCTTGGCGATTGCTCTCCATGTAAACATGAGCGCCAGATCAATACGTGTCTTTTCACCTTCAGAAAAACTTGAGTATGCAAACTCATCACGATATCTGGACTTGATGACTTCATTGAAGTTTTCATCAATGTTGAATTTGACAAAGAAACCCATCTTGTCCAAATACTTGTTTACATGCTTGTTGATGATAGGAACATACTGCTTGATGATCTTTGTTTTTACACCACCATCTTTCAGCAGTGCAATTGCAGTCTCAATCATTGTTCTTTCATTCAAGCGATGCTGAACAGATCCTTCCATTCTGCGAATTTCTTCGATTGCACTCTTTAGATCAGTCTCACTATCAATCACAAGCTTATCAGAATTTCTAATCTTGCTCATGTTATCTTCAATGTCATTCATCATAGATACGATATGCATCATGGTCTGCTTACTGGATTTGATTTCAGCGGAGATAGAATGAGTTCTTTTAGATTTATTTTCAAGATTGTTAATCTTCATGAGAAGATCATCAATGCTTCTTTTCATTAGATCAATATATTTTTGCGTTTCTGAAACATCGTTGTGTAGCTCATTCTTTCTTCTTTCTCTGAAGTATACATCAATATGCTGTTTGCATGTTGGACATTCATCATGCTCTGTAAGAAACTCAATCTCTTTACCATATCTTTGAACTTTTGATTCTTGGTTTGTGAGAGATATAATAGAGTTTGCATACTCATTACGCACATCTGTAAGGTTATCAGCATCTGAAACCAGAGCATCTTTTTCATTCAAAAGAATTTTTACCTTAGCAAGCAAGTCTTCTTTTTGTTGTGTGAAATCTGCAAGCTGCTTTTCAAGTTTTGTAAGCTTGTCATCATTGTTTTGACGAAGAGTGTTCAGCGTCTTCTCAACATAATCTTTCTTGTCTTGTGCAGACTTCAGGATCATACGGTTCTTTTCAACACTTTCTTTGTTTTCTTGAAACCGCTGTTTCACAAGCAAGTTCATCACTGAGAAGATTTGAATGTCTAGCAGGTCTTCAATGATTGTTCTACGGTCAGCAGGAGTTAGCTGCATAAACGGAGTAAATGATGCAGAACCAAGAATGACAATCTGACAGAAAGACTTCATGTTCATCTTGAGAATGAACTTTTCTAAGTATTCTTGATAATCTTTAGATGCTGAATCCTGATTAAGTAAAGAACCATCAACCCAAATCTCAAAGATATTCGGTTTGATACCACGCACGATCTTATAGTCTTTACCGTAAGCCTTGAATGTTATCTCAACAAGACAATCTTTACCGTTTACGCTATTGACTAACAAAGGCTTATTGATCTTACGAAACGGCTTACCAAACAAAACAAAAGTAAGCGCGTCGAGAATGGTTGATTTGCCATGCCCGTTCGCGCCTACGATTAAGTTTGTCTTATGTGTATTGAGATAAATCTCTGTCCACATGTTTCCAGTAGACAGAAAATTCTTCCATCGAATCACTTCAAATGTTATCATCTTTTGACTTTATTAAAATACAATCACTGGCAGGACCAAAAGACTGAGGAGTACGAAAGCTTCTTGTATTTACTCGCTCTTTCTTAAGGTTAGATCGCAACCGTTCGCGTTTCTCAAATGACATCTTATCAAATGATTTGAGCTTTTTCTTATTTGTTTTCTTTTTACGGCTCATCTATTATGATACTCATGCTGCTGCTTGATATATTCTTCAGCATCTTCTTTTGTTTGAAAGTATGCAACATAGTGACCACGATGTTCACCATCAAGTTCATCTTCCCACACTTCATCATAATGATCGCTGATCTTCATAGCATATCTATCACAATACTCATCTTCATACCACATATTGTGACCTTCGACAATAGCATTGTATTTACCTACAATTTCAGCTTGTGTGAGTTCAAATTCAACGTTTTGCTTATCATAACGATACCATTCAACACCATCAGCATCAGTCATCTTTATTTTATTACGATCTAAAGCACTGAAAATTTTTCTAACCTGCCAGAACTTATCACCAATATTATACTTCATTCAATAGTCTCCAACGATAATGCTTCGGAATAGATTTCACGCATATAATGTTTCATCTTATCTGCTTCAACAGGTAATGTCAATCCAGAAATATAACCATCAAGAATGGTAAGTGTATCTTGAGCTTCATCAATCTTCTCATCTTCTTTTGTATCTATGAAGTTGCTGACATCTTCAACAATCGTAATGTCAGCAACTTGTTCTTTATATAGTTTATCAACTAGCATATCAAATGCATATGGATTTGTCTTACTCACAACGACGATCTTCACATAGCAATCTTTATATTTGCTGTAGTCTGTAGCATTGATTGTCTCTATGATATCAGGATTCTTTACATCATCGTAAGCCACCATATGGAAAATACGGAAAGGATTACGAATAAAATCTTTTTCCAGTGTGTCTGTATCAAGGATTGTGAAGCCGCGAGGATCGTTATAGTCAGACCAAATATGCTCAGAAAAAGCACCCAGATAGTGAATATTGTCCCGAAAGCTACGATGATGGTAATGACCAGTAAAGACACTATGAAAACGGCTAAAAATTTTGTGATTGTATCCATGCTCTGATATCATTCCCTTCTGCATTTCAAATCCATTCAATTCTAAATGAGCGCAGCAAATACTGGCAGTGGTTAACTCAATAGCATCAAGTGATTCTTTCTCGTTTGCACTGTTGATCCAAGGAAGCAAAAGAAAAGAACATGAATCAATCATCAGATGAGTTGCTGTCGAATAGATGTGTATGTTTTCATATCTCTTACCTACAAACTCTTCAAGAGCATTGACTTTATATGTGTCCTTGAAGTACTCATCATGATTACCTGCAATGATGTGTACTTCACATAGTTCATTCAACGGTTCAAGAAAGTCTGTTCTCAGCCTAGAATGTGTAAGAACGTTAATATACTTCCTGCGGTCAACGAGATCGCCAAGATGAATGATATGCTTAATGCCATTCGCCTTGATAAATGGAATGAGAAATTCATCTACGCACCTCTTAAAGTAATCAAGAAAAACTGGAGAGTCATTTCTAACTCCCCAGTGAGTATCAGTAATGATCAGAACTTTAGTCATCCTTAGATGGTCCTTGTGTTAAGTCTGGACAACGCTGTGAACCGCATCCATCTTTCTTTATCTCGTTCAAATATCTTTTGCACCCTGGGCAATAGGTATTATTTGATCTTTTCACGCTCTCTTTTTCCTAGTATTGGACATGTAGAGTTCATTATCAAACTTTCTTACAGACTTCTCAATTACATCTCTGATTGTTTCTAGTCTCTGGCGATAGTTTTGTCTGATATGCACACTCTCTTTTTGATTCAAGAGATTGTTAATCAAATGCTCAATTTGAAATGGCACTTCGTTGTTCATCTTCTTCCTCGTAAAACTTTGTTAGACCTTCTTTTGCAGTCTTTCTTTTCTCTTTCTTGATTTCTTCTTTTCTTTCATATCTTTCCATAAACTCGTTAATATTATCGTATATGGGAGCCGAAAGCAAATGATTGTTGTCACTATCAGTCAACAACGCTGCATGTCCATTGTTGATGATTGTTTCCTGAAAGTTCTTGTAGATGATGTATCTGTTCTTTTCTTCCTTGTTGATGCGTCTTAGGAAAGCGTAGTATATCACCTGTGTGAAGTATGCGAAAGGATTCTTTCCAAGATCAGGATTGTAGTCATTGAAGTAAAGAATACAGTTCTCAATACCATCAGATACCATCTCTTCTCTAAAAGAATAGTTGATGAAACATGGCTTATTGGAAAGCTTGTTTGAAATCTTGTAAATGCACTCGCCTATGTAATTAGGAAGTCGTGGCTCTTCAAGACCATTTTCTTTTGCAATCTTTACTCTTTCTTTATGCTTCACGATTTCTTCGTAGAACTTCTTGTTATCAACATAGTGCGGCTTCTTTTCATTTTTCATTCTAATACTCTTTCCAGACTGACTTTCAATTCTTCTAGGCTATTCTCATCTGCTTGATACTTTATACCAATTCCACCTGCATTGTTCCATGATGTGATGTTTTTTCGGAAGTCATCGATCAAAATGTTCGGTGTGCCGTTAGTCACAGCATACTTGTGCTTCTCTCTTTCAAAGATAATCTCATCAGCAGGAACAGATATGAACTTTGAAAGCCATTCTTTCTTTCCTTCAATGCTACCGTTTAAATCATAGTTCAGTGGACTAGATAATATCTTATAGCCACCTGCCATAGACTTAACCATTTCTAATAGCTTGTTTGCATTAGGAAACGCAGGCAAATCTTTGAAGAGATGATACGCATCTGTACTCTTGAAGAATGATTCCCAATCTTCTTCTGTCATCTCATTGTAGTGTTCTACATCATGTATCACAGCTACGTGATTGAACAGGTCTGCCAAGACACCATCCATATCAACATACACTACACTCTCACTATTCTTTTTCATCATGATCACTTTCTTATTGACAATCTCTTGACATGCACTCATAATGGCTATGCCATCCATGATATGAATAACTTTAATTATACCTTGGTTAATGTCTTTAACTTCTGAATCTGCTTATCAATCATCTCTTTTCTGTTAGGCCACTTGATCATGGGCTTATCTGGGTCCTTAGCTAAGTTCTCTAACAGAGGTAAGAAGATTTTATTCAAAGCAGTCAACCTCTTCTTAAGATCATCTACTTCAGCTTGAAGAGAAGAATAGTTTTGATTATTCTCAATGAGTTCATCTTCATGAGAGAATGTAAAACCAAAATCATTACTATCAGCAAGTTCAAGATATGAGTTCTTGTTAGACATCAGTGTAATTTCCCCTTATCAGTCTTGTTTAGTTGCTCTAAGAATTCTTTCAGCATATCCATTGCATTACCATCATCTTCATAACCAAAATCATCATCTGTTATAATACTATCAAATTCAAGCTTTTGTTTGTCTTCTTTACTGAAAAAGTGTATAATGGAATCTTCATAGTGACCAGAAAGCATTTCACTAGGTGGTGATATGAAAAGCACTTCTGATTTTGGAATCTCAAACTTCTGTTGAGCGCATATGCGAGAGAATACCCACTGCATCAATGAGATTGACAGATATCCAGGTTTGCCTGAAGATAGGTACATGATTTTGCAAGGATTGCTTAGTACATAACCAAACTCAGTCTCTTTTACTTCCGATATGATGTCTTCACCGCTTTTTAAGCGAAAAAAAAGCACATCACTTGAGTTCGATTTTGTAGACTTTGAACTTGAACTTTTCTTCGCCATATAATTTGATCCTTTCGGCAAAATGCTTTAATGTATAGTTCTCATGTTTTTTATGTCTCATATCATCTGCGATATCAAACAGAGTTGCTGCATCTTTTGTGTCACTCTTACGTAGACCTCGACCAATAGATTGCAAGTTTCTTATGCGTGACTTAGATGGACTAGCAAATATAATGTTGTGAAGATTTCTAATATTGATGCCAGTACTAAAAGTACCAAAACTAGCAACAATAATAGCCTGCGTTTCCGATTCAACGATCTTACGAATCCCTTCGCGTATATCCACATCTGTTTCTCCACTTACGAAAAATACCTTTCTGTCCACTCCCACTCTGTCTGAAATGAGTTTGTGTAGAATACGACCGTGTTTGTCAACGTACTGGAAGAGAACGAGCGTGTTTCCTTCAAGTGAGACGGCAAGATTAGAGATGAACCGATTTCTGGCATCGTTAAGGACAAGGTATTCAATCTCCTGCTGATAGGT